GATCGTGGATGGCAGCGACGGCTACATCTACAACACGACGACGACGGCGTTCTCGCAGATCACCGTCGCGGGATTTCCAGACAATCCGACGACGGTAGGGCTGCTCGGCCGGCGCTTCATCGTGAGCGTGCACAATTCAGGGCGTTTCTACGTCTCGGCCATCGATGACGGACTGAGCTGGAATGCGCTCGACTTCGCCAACGCGGAAAGCAACGCCGACCCGATTATCGCGGTATGGGTGAGCAACGGCCAGATCATCCTGTTGGGCTCGCAGACTACCGAATTCTGGGGGCATTCCGGGGCGCTGGATTTTCCGTTCTCTGCGTTGCAGGGCACCGCCAATGAATGGGGAATTGGCGCGCGCTGGTCGCTCGCGAAATACGATAATTCGTTCGCCTGCCTGATCAAGGGACGCATGGGCGAGGTCATGGTAGCGAAGATGAACGGCTACCTTCCGCAGCGCATATCGACCCCGGACCTGGACGCGATCATCAACGACTACTCAACGACGGAGGATGCCAGCGCGTATTCCTACATGCTGGGCGGGCACGCCATGTACGCGATCAGTTTTCCCACGGCCGGCGCGAGCTGGCTCTACGATGGGGCGACGGGAATCTGGTCGAAGCTGAAGAGCTTTGGCCAGCCGCGCCATCGCGCGCAGTTCTCGTTTACGCTCCTCGGTAAAACCCTCGTTGCCGATCATGCCATCGGGCGGCTCTATCGGTTAACGCCGAGCATGCTCACCGAGAACGGTGAATCGATCGAGCGCGAAATCGTGGGCGAGACGATCGCCGGCCAGGACAATCAGGGCTTGAGCATCGACTGCTTACGCCTGGATATGGAAACCGGCATCGGCACGACGATCGGGCAGGGGGCGAATCCGCAGATCGCGCTCTCCTGCTCGCGGGATAACGGTAAGACGTGGGGACCGGATCTGTGGAAGAGCGCCGGAGCGAAGGGCGAATATGGCACGCGGGTGGAGTGGCGACGCCTGGGCACGACAAACGCGTTCACGCCGAAAATCCGCATCACTGATCCGGTGCCGGCGGTTTTCGTAAGCGCGGTCGTGAACCCGCCAAACTGACGCAAACATAGCAAACATGGCACTCATCAATCAGCCACCGAGCTCGCCCGTTGATACGCAGGACCTCAAGGGGATACTGATGATGCCCAGAGAGGGATGGCGCAACTGGTTTCAGCAGGTATTCCTGATCTGCAACGCCTTGACGATGAGCGGCAGCTCTGCCCAGCGCCCGACGGCCATGCTCTGGCCGGGGCGCGTTTATTTCGACCGCACATTAAATCAACCCGTTTGGTATGACGGTACTGATTGGGTGGATAGTCAAGGAATTAGTGTATGAGCCATGAGGTCGTTGAATGCGTGGATGAAATCGCCGGAATTTATTTCCGTTCCGTGCTGCTGCCCAACGTCGGCGATATCGCAACACAACATATTCATGATTACGATCACGCCACCTACTTGGGCAACGGTAGCGTTTCGTTCTGGGTTGGGGGCAAGTTTCAAGGATATTTCAGGGCGGGGCAGGTGCTCGAAGTGAAGGCGGGCATTGAGCACAAATTCCAGGCGATGGAGAAGAACACGCGCCTGACCTGCGTGCACATCGGCGCGAGCGCTGAAGCCGCGCGCGAAAAGGAGCTCTTATGCCGTGGATCAGCGTAGTCGGGGCGGTTGCCGGTGGTGCGCTTAGTCTCTTGGGCGCAGAGGAGCAGGCCGGTGCGACGCGGGAAGCGAGCGGCGCGCAGCTTGCCGCCACCCGCGAGCAGATGGCCGAAGCGCGGCGGCAGTATGACTTATCGCGTGCGGATGCTCTGGCGCGCGAGCAACGGGCGCTATCGCTGCAGGCGCCTTTCCTTGGCACGGGCACGGCGGCGAATCAGCGCCTCGCCTATCTCATGGGGCTGGAACCGACCACGCCCGCGGCGATCGCGCAAACGGCAGCGCCAGCGGCAGCGCCGATCGACCGCGATGCGATACGGCAGCGGCTCTTGCCGCAGTTCACGACACAGGGCACGGCCGGGGGTCCGCCGATGGGGCTCGTGCGGGTGAACGCCCGCGGCGCCGAGGCGCCCACGATGGTCGCAGCACCCGGCATACCGCCGCCCTTCGAAGATACGCTCCAGGGCGCTCTCGCCCGTCAGGCATGGGAGCAGGCGCAGATGGGGCAGCCCGGGCAGCCAGCGCCGCCCTCGCAGACTTCCCAGCCAGGCACGCCGGTAGGTCCGTCGATTGACGAGGCGGGGCTACAGGCGGCGATCGATGCCGAGGTAGCCCGGATGCAAGCCGCGCAGGCGGGAGCGGTTCCTGGGGCCGCTACGAGCGCTACAGGCGTTACTCCGACACAGAAGGGTCCGGACTTCGGCGCGCTCACGCGGCGCTTCACGACAGCCGACCTGGAAGCCGATCCGGTCTATCAGTCGGGCTTGAAGTTCGGACTGGAACAGGGCACGGGGGCGATCAACGCTCGGGCGATTGCCGGGGGCGGTTACGACTCTGGGGCGACACTGAAGGCGCTCACGCGCTACGCCAACGATTATGGCACTACCAAGGGCGAAGGGGCATATGGCCGTTTTACTGCTGATCAGACGAACCTGTACAACCGGCTTGCGGGACTCGGCGGCTCGGGACAGACGGCAGCGAATGTGGTGGGGCAGACGGGGTTGAGCACTTTACAGGCGCTGCAGAGTGCCGGTCAGCAGTATGGCGGCGCGACGAACGAAGCGCTGGCCGCGGCGGGGAACGCCCGCGCTGCGGGAATCGTCGGTGGCGCCAACGCCTGGAGCCAGGGGCTAGGGGGCGTGAATCAGGCGTACAACAACTACCAGAACCAGCAGTTTCTGGACCGACTGCTCAATCGGGGCTGGGGCGGATTCAACCCGAATACGAGTTACAGCATGGCGGGTAATTACCAGCCCTATTACACCGGCTACGGTGCGGCCGGCGATTATCAGTACGGGTGATCCATGCCTCCCATTGATCCGAATATCATCCTCGGCCTGCGCCCGGCGCAGATCCAGCAGCCCGATCCCTTCGAGCGTTACGCCAAGGTCGCCGGCATCCAGGCCGCGATGGGGCAGCAGGAACTGCAGGGCTTGCACATCCAGCAGGCGCGCCAGGCGATGGAGGAGGAGGCACAGACGAAGCAGGCTTTTAGCCAAGCGGGCGGCGATCGCCCGAGTGCGATTCGAGCCCTCTACGGCATGGGATTGCACAAGCCAGCCCTTGCCTTGGAAAAGGCCGGTTTGGAGGAGGAAGCGAAACGAGCGACTATCAGAAAGGACACCGCGGCTGCAAAAGAAAATGAATTAAAAATCGCAACCGATGAAGTAAGCCGCACTGCTGCGATTCTCTCGACGGCCAACGATCAACCAACGTGGGATTCCGCACGGCGCCAGATAGCAGTGCGCTATGGGGCTGAAGCGATTGCAAAGATGCCCGAGCAGTTCGATGGGCAATGGTTGAAATCGAAGCTCGCCGAAGGTCAAACCTATAAAGACAAGCTCGAGGATGAGCGTGCGCGACTCAAAGAAGCGCGCGAGGCGGCGAATCAGCCCTTCCTGCCAAGTGGGGCACCTAATCCTGCATATCAGCAATACAAGTTTGCGGAACGTGCTGCCGGTGCGCCAAGAATGTCCGTTGCCGTCAGCACCGAGAAAAAATATGGCGAGCAGTTCGCGGGCAAGATCGCCGGCTCCGATGCAGCGAAGCTCGAAGCGGCGGAAAGAGCCCCGGAATACGCAAACCGCGCCATTCGGGTGCTCAATACGCTCGAATCGGGCAAGGTCATCACGGGGGCAGGCGCGGATACCCGACTTGCCCTTGGCAAGGCGCTCGGCCTGGTCGGCGCGTCGGATGCGCAGACGATAGCCAATACCGAAGCGCTCTCAACTGAACTGGCGCGCAATACCCTGGACGCCATCAAGGCTTCCGGGCTTGGTGCCGGGAGCGGATTCAGCAATGCCGACCGCGATTTTCTCGAAAAAGCCGTCGGCGGCAAAATCACACTCGAAACCGAGACACTCAAGCGATTGGCGCGCATATCGCATAGCGTAGCGCAGGCAACGGCAGAATCTTGGAATAAGCGATCAACGCAAATTCCAAGGAGCGCGATCGAGGGCACCGGGATTAGCACGCAACCGATTAGCGTGCCGGCATTGCCGGGCCCCGCCCCCGGCGCGCCAAGAGCACAGGGCGTAACCGGAGCACCGGCGAGTCGCTCTGGCGGGATACGTTTCCTTGGGATGGAGTAGCCATAAAAATGGCCGTTGCGCGCGTTCAGCTCGAAGATGGCCGAATTGCCCGGTTTGAAGTACCGGAGGGCACGACACCGCAGCAAGTAGAGGAGTTTGCGCGCCAGAGCATCGCTTCAGGTGCAATTTCGAGCGTGCAATCCGGGGCATCTAGCACCGCTCCAGCGCCATCCCAGCAGCAGCCGGTAGGCGTTGGAACTGATATTTACAAGAGCGTGCAGGCCGCGCCCTATAAGGCCGTGGCGGGCTTATTCGGCTTGCCGCAGACGGCTGCTGGTCTCGTCGAGGCGGGCGCAGCCAAGCTCGGATTACCCGCGCCACTCTGGTCGGTGACGCAGTATCCGAACCTGGGCGAGAAATTCCGCGGCGCCTACAGCGAATATTCCAAGGCATTAACCGGCGAGCCGCTGCACGAGCCGCAGACTCCTGCCGCGCGCATCGCCGACGTCGCAACTCAGGCAGCGACGGTACCGGGCGGCGGATTTGTCGCGCGAACCGTAGGCGGCGGCGTGGGCGGGATAACCGGCGAAGTCGGGCGCTCTGCAGGAGTCGAGAATCCGATAGCGCTCGCTGTACTGCAGATGATGGGCGCGACTGCCGGCACGATACCGTTTATCCTGCGCAGCGTGCCGGCGGGCACGATCAATGAGGCGATCAAGAACGTGACACCGCAGCAGTTACAGGCGGCGCAAGCTCTCATGGATGATGCCGGCCGGATGGGCACGCGTTTGACCGGCGCCGAGGCTCTGGCGATGGTGACGGGCAACAACAACCTGCAGAACGTGCAGCGCGTGGTCGAAGCCTCGCGTGCCGGCGGTCCGATTATGGAGCAAGCGTTAAATCGCCGGGCCGAGGACATCCGGCGCGCGTTCGAATTGCTCGACGTCGTTGGACTGGCAGGCTTCGCTCAACAGCGCGCGGATGCGTTGTCCGGCGGCCAACGCCAGCGGGTCGGGATCGCGCGCGCCGTGATGCAGGAGCCCCGGTTGCT